CGGATTCGTACGTGTTCACCGTAGGAGGACAACTCCTACGTCTCTCAGGACCCCCGCTGCAGCACAAGTTTTGCCCAGCACATCGCTGGACACTCGTCCCGCAGCCAACGTGCTGCCCCACTTCTGCAGGGTCGTCCGGACCGGGTCCCAGTCCCAGGCGGAGCAATATGGCCCCGGTTCCTTCAATCTAGCCAGGCGGTACCGCGCATCTTCAGCTTCAGCCTCGGTCGCTTGGGTTATCCCCAGCTCACTACGGGCCAAAGCAGCTGCGAGTGCCTGGCCGGCAAAGGTTTGGCTCCACTCCGGTGCCGCCCGCAGCGCCGTGTCCTTGACTAGCGCCAAGGCATCCTGCAGCCCCGGCCCTTCCTTCAGCAGACCAGGTGCCGCTGCTTCTAAGGCCACGTTGGTCTCAATCAACCTCTGACTCGCCTTGGCCGTGCGCAGCGCCCTACCTACTTCACCCCATCCGGGTAGAGCCAGGCGGCCTTCGAACAGATCCCGTGCGCGGTAGGATGTCCCAGAAACGTAGTTCACCAGATCTGCTCCCAGCCGCAGGCCTACCTCGGCAGGGACACCTCGCTCGACCAGTTCCGCAATTTGTGCAGCAGTCTCGTCCAGCAATCCGGCCCTCGCAGCATCCCCACCGGTCCGGTCCCAGTTTCCGCAGACCATGTTCCCTATCGCCCTGGCCACACTGCCTCTGGGCCCCTCGGAGGTGTACCACTTCCGAAGGAACTCCCCTTCAGCCTTGTGGATGAAACTCTTGAGGCGGGAGGCTTCGAAGCCCAGCCTCAGGGCTGTCTCCCTCCACCTCCTAGCATCCTCATAGCTCCAAAATCCAAGTATGGTATCATCACCGTTGCAGGCGAAGTAGGTGGGACGCGCCCCCAACGCCGCCTCTGCTTCATCTGTGATCATGTCTGCATAGACTCTGTTCAGCACGGTGTTGATCAAAGAGGTGTCTCGCCTTCCGGACAGCAACCCCTTCCTGACCGTCATCACCTCATGAGTGTCTGGTCTCTCTATCGTCGTAGTGAGCTCTTGCTCTGCTAACATCTCGCCCACCTCCGCTCGCTGCGCGCACCCAGGGCCAGGCTGCCGACGCCACCAAGCTGCCCTTTCCAGCTGGAAAGCTCGCAGTGTCTCTACGGTATGCTGCGCGTTGAAGTCAGAATAGTCGAAAGAGCATATCCAGCCGCCCTGTTTGGCGAACTGCGTCAGCTCCAAAAGCCTACGTTCACTCGCCTCGGGCTTGAGCCCCACCTCAGAAATTGAGGCTAAGACCCTTTTCTCGAACCCTTCGCAGACAAAGGCTGTCGCCAAGTAGTGGTCCAGCTCCACGCCGTAGATTGCCCGCAGCTTCCCCCCGGGCTCGTTTTTCTTGGTGTGACCAACTGCGTGCTGTCTCGCCTGCTTGGCACAGCTCCCATCGTGTGGCGGTTGAGCCAGTTGGCGGGCAAGAACGGTGCGTTTGTTGGCCCGGCCCCCTAACCCTAGACTTTTGGACAGCGCTGGAGTACCGCGACGACCAGCTGCTCCTGACACGACCCAGTCGAATCGTCTCGCCCACCACTCAGAGACGTCGTCCACCTGCTGAGGCCCCGGCACTCTGGCGAACAGGTCGCGCAGTCTACCACGGATGGCCTCCTCGGATGCTTGCGGCCCAAGCGGGAGCTGCCACCTCCCCTGGTGCGCCTGCCCCCTCTTGTTCCACTCCTCGTCCCAATCCACTTCTCCGGTCGCCTTCGGCCCTAGGTTGTGGAGGTAGCCAAAAGCCGCGACCGGAACCCTGGTTCCGAAGAAAGTTCCGGTCGCGAGTAGAGTGGTGTGCCAAGACTTGGCTGCCTCGGGGTAGTGTTCAGGGCAGATCCAAGCGGCCATCGCCTCGTCTGTGCCTCGGGCTGGGGATTTGGTTGATGCCAACCAAGCAGCCAAGCCCAGGGCGGTTTCGCCAGGCAGGTTCGTCTGGTTGGCCAGCCGCCGCCAGACCGCGGGCCAACCATTCTTTTTCGCTGCGCGGGCGAATCCCGGCACCAGTTTGGAAGCCCTGAACCTCGCAAGCCCCGTTCTGGCTTCCGGATACAGACCGTGGCGGATGGTTTCGGGCGGGACGGCCCCACGTTCGACGTACGGCGTGGCATCGCTCGGCGATACCTTGCAGCCACAGCCACCCGCATCAGCCTTGAATTCTACCTGCGACACTGGCACTCCCGGGGTACCCAGCAGGCGCACCACGGTCACAAATGCCCTGCCGGCCCGATTGGTTCCGGCTAGCTCGATCCTACGAAGGGTTGGGGTGTCGGAGGCGAACACCAAGTCCCACTCTGCAGGCAAGAGGCGGAAGTACCTCCCGCGGAGTAAGCGGCCAACACATTTCGCAGTTTGGTCTGGTGGATCGTTGGACCTGAGGGCGCGGGGGAGCCACGCCTTCGGGACGCCCGATGCGACCAGTTGTCGCGAGAGCTGATTGGCCCAGGCCCGCTCGTCGGGCGTGCGCTTGGCTGCGCCC